AGCAAACCTATGTGGCCTGAGTATTGGAAACTGTCAGAGCTTGAAGGCGTGAAAGCATCTTTGTCAGAACAGAAATGGCAAGCACAATGGCAACAAAAACCTACGTCAGAAGAGGGTAGTATTATTAAACGTGAGTGGTGGAGAATGTGGCCTAAAGAAGACATACCTCAGTTGATGCATGTCATTCAATCATACGATACTGCGTTCAGTAAAAGAGAGACCGCAGACTTTAGTGCAATAACAACGTGGGGTGTATTTAAACCCGTGGAACACGGCCCATGGAACATTATACTTTTAGCTATGCGTAAAGGCCGTTGGGATTTTCCAGAGCTCAAACAAATAGCATTAGATGAATATAAATACTGGGAACCTGAAACAACCTTGATTGAAGCTAAAGCATCTGGTATGCCACTTACACACGAACTACGTCAAGTGGGTATTCCCGTTGTAACTTATACACCCAGTAAGGGTAATGATAAGCATGTTCGAGTAAACTCGGTTGCTCCTATCTTCGAAGCTGGCCAGGTATGGGCAACCGATGATCGCTTTGCAGAAGAAGTGATTGAAGAATGCGCTGCTTTCCCTTATGGTGATCATGACGATTTAGTTGATTCAACAACACAGGCGTTGTTGCGATTTAGGCAAGGTAACTTTATCAGCCTAGAGTCTGATTATTTAGAAGATAAAAAATTTATAGAACCTAGGAGTTATTACTAATGGTAAGAAAAATAAAACCACCAGGCACAGGCATAGCTATCAAAGGTGTTGGTAATGCAAGCAATTTGCTTTCACAAACGCCATTGGATCTCCTTACACAGAAGATGGAACGTGATAGAGTTTTACTAGAGGTAAGAGATATCAGATTACAAAATGTTAAAAAACAATTGAAGAAAACAGAATGAGCGTAGCAGGACCATTACAACTTACACTTAAATATCACGATGAGGCTGTTGCAGCTGGTAAAAAATTATATAATAAAATTTTTGACGTAACGCCAACAAAATCATTTGTTGGTAAATCAAATTTAGTTTTTCAACTTGAAAATAATTTATCAAAATCATTATATCAAAAATATGGTAATGATTTTTATTCTCATCCGTTTAAGAATGCTGACCTATATAAAACACAAGATGATGTTCTAAGTGCAATAGCTCTCGGACAAATTACAAAAGGTTATGGTAGCACAATTTTAAAAGATAAATTTAAATTAAGTCTTCCAAAGATAGAGTACAGAACAAAAAAACCAAAACAACTTTCAGCGATAGATCAAATGCTTTTTGATCACGTAAACAAAAATCCTAACATTCAACAGAAATATGAAGATTTAATGTTTCACGCTGGTTTGTTAAATCCTACAATATCAAGAAGTTTTAAACAGGTAGATGCTGGTTCAGCTGCAGCTAAAAATATTGCAGTGTTGAATGCCTCTTTCATAAATAGAGCAATAGATAAAGCAATGGATAAGAGTTATTTATCAGAATATGGACCTCTACCTTTCTACGCTAAATACTATAACGCACTAAAAGATGTTGTAGATCCCAACTCTCCTATCATGTCTGCTTATAGTAAAAAATCTTTGCAAAGTTATATTGATGGAGGAGAGAAGATAGCAAAAGCTAGAGGATTAGATTTAGATTTTAGACCACCAGTTTTTCAGGCAAGAAGACTAGAAAATCAAATGGGCACCGTTGATGACGGTAGAACAGTTTTACCGATGTCAATATTTAATAATGTTGTAAAAGCAAAAAATGCAAAAGAGATATTGAACAAAGAACAATTATTATCTCAGTATAAAATCGGAGAACAAATTACAAACACAAACGCAAGTGGTTTTACAGATCTAAGATATGCTATCCCTGCAACTATGGAAAACGCTGACGGCGTAAGATTAAGTTTTATTCAACAAAAAAGAAATTTTCTTAACTCACCTGGTATAAAAAATAAAGTTGATCAGATAAATAGATTGTTTCCTGAAAGCAAAGGACAGATAATAAGTTTAGATCACATTCAACCACAAAGGTTTGGAGGAACAAATGATTCTTTTAATTTAAGATATATATTTGAATCAGGACATTTAAAAGGTGCGCAACAAACTTATAAAGAAAGCGATGACTTTACATTTTTTGTAAATCCTCAAGGCCAAGTAATTAACAAACGTTTAACGGTGTCTAGTAAAACCGCGATGGAAAATGAGGTTTATAAAAAAACAAAAAAGATAATTGACCTTGTTGCAGACGGAAAAATAAAACAAGCAGAGAAACTTAGTGAAGAAGTTTTTGTAGTTGTCGATAATTTTAAAAAAGTAAATCCAAATATAGATTTTAAATTAGGCATACCTTTCGTGCCAGTGAAGTCTGGTAAAGATGTTATAACCTATGTTCCATACGCTAATTATAAAAAATTAAATCAAAAACAAATGCAACAACTGTTTGCTGGAGACACACCTTTAATTCAAGAGTATGAGAATCTACCTAACGCAGGAGATACGATAGCCAAGTCATTTGATAAAGCTTATGAGAAACTAGCTCCTTTTATAGCAGAGGGTCAGAAGTTAAGTGACGAGGCAAGAAGAGGATTGTTTGAAATGAAAAGAGGTGGAGCTGTTGGTTTACAAGACGGAGGAGATCCTAGCTTTCTTGAAAAACTTAGTAACGTTTTTCAAAGAACTGGAACAGCAGGAGCAGGAGCTAGCGCACAGGTATACGATGCTTTCAAAGATGCGCAAGGCGAAGGAACTCCAGAACAGATTATAGAATTATCAGATGGCATAAGACTTCAAGGGTTTGAAGATTTTATAAAAGAGAAAAAAAATAAATTTAATAATCAATACGACAATGAAAATTTAACTGACAATGCAAGACAGTATATAAGTTCAAAAAATAACTATGCACAATTTTTAGAAGATAAAAAAATTGCCATATCAAAAGCACAGGTGTGTGGAGTTGATCCTAATGCACCAGGTTGTCAGGCATTTTTTCCAGACGGCAAGTTTGTCAATGGTATCACTAATGAGTCATTTGATTTAGGTCCAGACACCGTTTATGACGTCATGGCTTTTTATGATCAAATGGAAAACACAGACTATTTTAAAGATATGTTTGCAAGAGCAAAAGGTTTAGGTGATTTTTCAGAGTCAACATCTCAGGCGAAGAAGGAGGTAATATCTAATTCTATAAAAAGATTACCACTAGCCACAGCTGATTTGCTTTTAGATTTTTATCAAGAACTAAGCCCACCAGGCATTGCAGCGGGACAAGCGAAAGAAGCAGCAATGATAAGAAAAGGCACAGACATTACTAGAGATGAGTTTGCAGATTACATAAAACAAACTAATCCTGATGTAAGCGAAGAGTTTCTTGAATCTATTCTAGATGATGCGATGTTTAACTTTGATCAAGGTGTAGGTGTTGTAGCTGGTTCAACTGGTAAGATAGAAGAAAAATTTGGCAGACAAGTTTTCATGCCTGCAGGTGGAATAGAGGGCAGAGATCTCACAGGACTAGAGGTTGCAAAACAGTATGGCATATCAGGTCTTGGTTTCTTACCACTAGTGGTCAATCCTACATACACAGGCAAAATTATGGAAGTTCTAAGTAGAAAAGATATTGGCACTTTTGGAAAAGTAATACGTACTACTCCTTTAGCTTTAGGGATACCAACCACAAAGGATGCAATAGGGATATTAAAGCTTATGAAAAATGTTGCCGTAACAGGATTAAAAGCACCTGTTAAAATACCAATGGCTGCTGGCAGATTTGTCACCGCTGAAGTTAAACCAGGAACAGAAAACGTTTTTGTTGTTGGGTCTAAAACTTTACCACAATTAGGACTATCGTTACCTGCAAGCGAGCTAGCAAAAAGACAAAGCTATCAACAAATGATTAAAAATACTAATATATTAATTAATCAGCTACAGGATGAAAAAGTACAAGAAAAAGTCAAAGCTGATGAGAAAGCGTATCAAGAGTTCAAGCTGACCACGGTAAAACCAGACTTTGAATATCAAGATCAATTAATACATTACTATCAAGATGCTATAAGAAACATGGTTGATGATCCTAACGCTCTGCCTTTTCCAGATACGGATGACATAGAGTATCTTAGTAATTTACCTTTTGATCCTGAGGAAACTCCCGATAATGTCATAAGATATGCTAGAGAACTAGCCGATGCTTATATTGAAAGAAACAACTTAAAAAGAAACACAATTGGTGATATGCTATTTTTCGACATGATGAACAAAAAGACTGACGAGAAGAAAGAGGATGATGTAGTTGATATTGTACAGGACGTACCGCCAGGTCTAGCCATGGGTGGAGAGCCAGGACAGTTCACTGATCCACTACGTACACCAGATGATTCCGCAGTTGACATAAGAGACATACAAGAAAGCCCTGCATACATGGGCCTAGATGAATTAGATTTATTTGAAGATGCAAAATTAAAACCAACAAAAGAAAGCGCACTTCCAGAAGTTCAAGTGGCTAACGTTATATTTGGTAAAGCACCTGGTTGGGCGATTGCAGGAGCAAATAAGATTGATGATCTACTACGTTCAGGAAACACAGGAACTAGAATAGCACAGTCAGACAAGATAGCTGATGCAGCGACAAGTGCTGGTGAAAAGATAAATAGATTTTACTCTAATCTCGAAGCACGGCTCATTGACCCTAATGCACCAGAAGTTTTCAATACACCTGCTGACTTATTTAATTTTTTACAATCAAAAGGTATTTCTAAATTTGAGGTAGAAGATTATCAAATACCACAGTTACTAGAAACAGTTTCAAAAACGGGCCAACCTATAACGAAAGCAGCTTTACTGGATAGAATAAAAAATGCTCCTATTCGTAAAATGCAAACAAAGGTTCAAGGATTTAGATCAGAGATAGAAAACGCTGATGGTCAGTTTATTAAAGGTAAGTATGGTGATTCATATTACGAGGGTGGTGCCATACCAGAAACATACAGAGAAAATATTTTATATTTAGATCCTGCAGATATACCTGACGATATAAAATATTATCAATACAGCACTCATGGTTTCTTTCCTGACGATGAAACAAAGTATGTTATAGGATGGACAAGAGGCACAGATAGATATGCAATCATACCAGGAACAAAAACACAGTTACCTAATATCGGTCCAAAGACAGAAGAATTAAATAAACGAATTGAAAGACTAACGACCATATCCAATAGATCTGCAGAGGATTTGGTTAATCAATCTGGTGGACGTATAACACTAGATCAAGCGCAAAAGAATATTGATAGAGCAGGAAGAGATTTAGCAAAGGCACAAGAAGAATTAGCAAACATTGGTAAAACTGATGATGCTGTTATAACAGGAGATCAGACAGTGCGTGTAACTTTTGCAGATGAGATACAGTCTGACATTATGCAGACATATAGAAAAAAATTAGAAGAAGTCATAACTGATTACAACAAATTAGTTGAGAAAGGTATTGATGTTAAAGATACACAAAAATTAAGACAAGAATCCTACAGGCTAGGACTGTCAACAGATCAAGACGTACTAGCTTTCTATTCAAAACACAAAGACATTATGCGTCCTTTGTTTAGAACAGAAGAAGATTTTGCAGCTTACATAAAAGAACTAAAAGAGAGTCAAGCTGTGTTTAGAGACTTAGCTAAAGTTAGACCTGGTATGCTTACAGGAGAGATGAGAAGTGGAGTAGCTGCTGCAGCTAAACAAAGAGATAGAATATTAGATATTTTTGAACAAGCGTACACAGATCCTAAGACAATGAAAAAACTGTTTCCTAACGTCCCTATGAAAGACAGAAAAGTTTGGGGTGATGCTTTAATTAAAAACGATTTGCACATGGCAGCAAAAAGAAAATTTATAGACAAGGATCCTAATGCATCTGATTGGTATGTCATATCTCCTGCTGAACTTGTAACAGCAAGATATGGTCAAAGAGGAACAACGGCTACACCTTTTGCAGAGAGAACAAAAGACATGAAAGGTATTGGCCAGTATGAGTTTTATGGCGGACCTAATGTTACAGATCCTAACGGTAAACACTATACGAGTGTCTTAGAACAATCTTTACGAAGAGCGGCTAAAGTAAACAATGCAGATTTCAGAGTAGTAAAAGTTCAGATAAGTGAAGGTAAATCTGTGACTAGATCAGTGCAAGTTGTCAATGCACAAGGTGATGTTGTTAAAGAATTTAAAATGGCAAAAAGTGCAAAGCAAAGCGATTTTGCTGATGTCATGGATAAAGCAAGAGATTATATTACAGAGTCAGGAGCAGAGGGCTTGATAGCTAGACCTGTTGAACTACCTTCAGGCTTTAAAACCGTAGATGCTTATGCTATAAAGTTGACTCCAGAAATGGTATTGTCAACAAAAACACACCTAGCGTCAGGGGGTTATGTAAAGTATGATCCGCTAGTGTCTATGGATGAAATGATAGGAGCAGCTTAATGGTTGTTGAAAAACCAGCAAATTACGACCAACCACAAACGGTCAATGACGAATTATTAATCCCAGCTCAGGTAGGACAAGAGGTTCAATTGGAACCTGGCACAGATGAACCTATCAATATTGAAATGACTGAAGACGGTGGTGCCGTTGTAAATCCAGAACAAGAGCAGATAGAGACTGGTTTTGACGGCAATCTTGCAGACTTTATGGACCCAGATGTATTAACAAACATTTCAAGCGAATTACGTCAATCATATGAAGACGATAAAGGATCTAGACAACAGTGGGAGGAGGCCTACACAAAAGGATTAGATTTATTAGGATTAAACTACAATGAAAGAAGTCAACCATTTCAAGGTGCTAGTGGAGTTACACATCCGTTGTTAGCTGAGTCTGTCACTCAGTTTCAAGCACAAGCATATAAAGAATTATTACCAGCTAGTGGTCCTGTAAGAGCACAGGTTATTGGTTTAGCTACAAAAGAAAAAGAGGATCAAGCTCAACGTGTTGCAGAGTTTATGAATTATCAAATGATGCATGTTATGGAGGAGTATGATCCTGAGCTAGATCAAATGTTATTTTATCTACCGCTATCAGGATCAACATTTAAAAAAATTTACTACGACTCCAACCTTGGCAGGGCTGTCTCTAAGTTTGTTCCATCGGAAGATTTGGTTGTTCCGTACTCAGCCACAAACCTAGAGGAATGTGAGAGAGTAACTCACGTTTTAAAAAGAACAGAAAACGATATTAAAAAAATGCAAGTTACTGGTTTTTATCGTGACATAGCTTTACAGCCGAGTGAAGAAGATCAAAACAAAGTTGAAGAAAAAGAGAGAAAGTTATCTGGTATAGAAAAAAATTCTTATAAAGATGACCAATACACTTTACTAGAGATACATGTAGATTTAGACATTGAAGGTTTTGAGCATCCTGATGGTATTAAACTACCTTACATAGTAACAATTGATGAGGGTTCTGGTGAAGTTTTATCTATATACAGAAACTACAGCCAAGAAGATTCTTTATATAAAAAACAACAATACTTTGTTCACTACAAGTTTATGCCTGGTCTTGGTTTCTATGGACTAGGTTTAATTCACATGATTGGTGGTTTGTCTAGAACAGCAACAGCTGCGTTGAGACAACTAATAGATGCAGGCACTTTAGCAAACTTACCTGCTGGTTTTAAAGCTAGAGGATTAAGAGTTGCTGATGATGACCAGCCAATACAACCTGGTGAGTTTAGAGATGTTGATGCGCCAAGTGGTGATCTTCGTGCAGGTTTACTACCATTACCTTACAAAGGTGCAGATCCAACTTTATTTCAATTATTAGGTTTTTGTGTTCAAGCTGGTAAAGAATTTGCAACAGTAGCAGATCAAAAACTAGGAGACGCTGCTAATGCTGGTGCTCCTGTTGGAACTACCATGGCTCTTATGGAAAGAGGTATGCGTGTTATGTCTGCTATTCACAAAAGAATGCACTACGCACAAAGAATAGAATTTAAATTATTAGCTAGAATATTTGCAGAGTCTTTACCTCCTGTATATCCTTATGAAGTTCAGGGTGATTTACAAACTCTAAAAGCATCCGACTTTGATGAAAGAATAGATATTGTACCTGTATCTGATCCAACAATATTCTCTATGTCACAAAGAATTACTTTGGCACAGACACAATTACAATTAGCACAAGCTGCACCAGAAATGCACAACATGTATGAAGCGTTCAGAAGAATGTATTCTGCGATGGGTGTTCAAAACATTGAAGCAATATTACCTCCACCTTCAGGTCCACAACCTTTGGATCCTGGTCAAGAAAATGCTACTGCTTTATCAGGTGGAGCATTGACAGCTTTTAGAAAACAAAATCATAACGCACACATTGACGCTCATAGAGCTTTTTTCTCTAGCGCTTTAGTAAAAACAAATCCACAAACTATGATGATTTTACAATCGCACATAGCAGAACATGTTGCTTTACAGGCTAGAGAAGAGGTAGAACAAGAAATGCAAAAAGAATTAGAAGAGATGCAAGCAAAAGCTGGTGGTCAGATACCTCCAGAGCAACAAAATGAGATGCAAGAGCTATTAGAATCAAAAATTGCTGAAAGAATTGTGCAAATGACAGAGCAAATGGTTACTGAAGAGCAACAAATGATGGGCGAACAAGGTCAAGACCCACTAATTGAACTTAAACAGCAAGAAATTAATCTAAAAGCACAAGATTTACAGCGAAAAGCTGCTGCAGATGAAGCAAAAGTTGCCATGGATGCAGCAAAATTGGCTCAAAATGAAGAATTAACTGAAGCTAAGATAGATTCACAAGAAGATATTGCACAATTACGTGCAAATGTTAACTTGTCTAAACAAAAAAATTAAAATGAGAACACCAGTAGAAAAATTACAAGAATATTTTGTAGAATTGATGGCTTTTTCTGACAAAAGTACACAAAGCTCAGAGGATCAAGTTCTTTTAGCTGGTGCAATGATGGGTGCAGCTAAGATGTTGTACCAAAATAACCTGTCTTTACAAGAATACAACGAGATTATGGATCATAATGCTAAAGACTTGATAAATCTTATAAAACCGACTATACATTAATTATTATGGCTAAGAAAAAATTTCCTGATCTAAGCGGTGACGGTAAAATAACAAAAAAAGATATTCTTATGGGCCGTGGTGTAATTAAAAAAGCTATGGGCGGTGGAGTAGGCGAAGCTATAAACGGTTTAAAAAAACAAGGTTTAAAAAATGGCGGTCTAGCGGGTAGACTAGCTCAACGTGGTTATGGAAAGGCAAGATCATGAAGTTTAAAAACACAAAGATGACTCAAGTTCCTAGTAAAAACCCTTTTCCAAATTCTGTTGTGGCATCTGATGCTGCAATAACTTTCTCTCCTTTTGTTGTGAGAAAGAATAAGGGAGCTGGACCTAAAGGACAAACTAGCAACATGCAAATTAAAAAAGTTCCATTTAAAGGTGTAAAGTAGTATAATCCAAAAATTAAAAAGGAGGTTTGTATGAACTTACTAAAAGATCTTTGGGCTCATTTGAAAGAATGGTCTGATTGGAAAATGAAAGATTGGATCAAAGCAGCTATTGTAGCACTGATCGTAATAGTTATCATAGGAGCAATCTAAAATTTTATGTGGCAATTATTAGCTAAACCTTTACTTGGCGTCGTCGCAGATGGCGTCAAGGGTTTTGTAGAAACCAAGAAAGCAAAACAAGAATTAAAACTTACAACAATTAAAGCAACCCAGAAACTTAAAGAGGACCAGATTGCTGGTAAAGTTGCATGGGAGCAAAGTGCAGTTGACCAAATGAAAGGATCGTGGAAAGATGAGGTAGCCCTCATTGTTTTACTTCTTCCAGCAGTTTTAGTCTTCACGCCTTTGCAAGATCATGTCCACAAAGGGTTTCTTGCTTTGCAAGATCTGCCGTCGTATTATCACAATTTACTTTATATAGCGATTTCTGCGAGCTTCGGGATTAAGGCAGGATCTAGTGCAATAGGACTGTTCAAAAAGAAATAATGCCTTTAAATAAAAAAGGTAAAAAAATAATGAAGTCAATGGAGAAGACTTATGGCAAAGATGCCAAGGCTGTTTTCTATGCTTCTAAAAACAAAGGAGTAATCAAAGGTGTCGAAAAAAAGAAAAGATCCACTAAAAGGAACAGGAAAAAAACCAAAAGGTAGTGGAAGACGTCTCTATACTGACGAAAATCCACGTGATACTGTGGGTATTAAGTATGCTACTCCTGCTGATGCCAAGCGGACTGTGGCGAAAGTTAAGAAAATTAAAAAACCTTTTGCAAGAAAAATACAAATATTGACGGTTGTAGAACAAAGAGCTAAAGTTGCTGGTAAAAATAAACAAGCTGCAATTGCTAAAAAAGGCAAAGAGGCTATTAGAAAAGCGAAAGGAAAAGGATGAGCTACGAAGCATTATCGGAGTCAGTGAAGTTAAGTGAAGGTTTTAGAAACAAAATATATCAAGATACCGAAGGGTTCGATACAATCGGGTGGGGTCATAAAGTTGTCCCAGCAGATAATTTTGTTGCTGGTAAAGAATACACAGAAGAAGAATTACAAACAGTATTTGATAAAGATTTAAGCAGAGCAATAGCTCAAGCTAAACAGTTAATGACTCAGAATAATATTGATGATTTACCTGAAACAGCTCAACACGTTTTAGCAGAAATGTGTTTTCAACTTGGGCAGACAGGCGTGTCTAAGTTTAAAAATATGTGGAAATGCCTGCAGGAAGGTAATTTTATTGGTGCGAGTTATGAGATGTTGGACTCTAGATGGAACAAACAAACTCCTAATCGTTGCAAAAAATTAGCTGACCTCATGAAATCATGCGGATAGAAAATTTTTTCTCACATTACAAAAACGAACTAAAAGCTAGACAAGAGGTCATAAAAGAGGCTATAGCTAATGGTGTAAAAGATTGGGATACTTATCGATACATGGTTGGTAGGTATAACGGTTTAAAAGAAGCTGAACAGGAACTCACGGACCTGCTTAAGAAAACGGAGCTAGAAGATGAGTAAATTAATTGTGCCAAAACATGTATGGGATGGCAAAGCTGTTGAAAAACAGAAAAAAGAGATAGAAAAGGTACCCAACCCAACTGGGTATAGGATTGTATTATTCCCACTTAAATTAGATAGTAAGACAAAATCAGGTATAATATTGACAGATGAAACTGTTGCTGAATCTCAAATAACTACTAACATTTGTAAAGTTTTAAAAGTTGGGCCTGATGCTTATAAGGACAAAGACAAGTTTCCCACTGGTCCATGGTGTAAAACGGACGATTGGGTATTAATTACTCGCTACGCAGGATCTAGAATTAGAATAGACGGTGGTGAGTTAAGGATTATTAATGACGATGAAATACTGGCTGTCATTGATGATCCAAGAGATATATTGCCAGCTAACATATTATAAACATGGAGAAGTCTATGCAACCACAAGTGCAATCAGAGCAAGATAAGATGGTACCGATAGATACTTCGGGCGATCCTGTCGAGATAGAAGTAAAAGAAGAAAACAACAAGGAGCAGGCTCAGCCTAATCAACCTGAAGTTCAAGTTGAAGAAGCTCCTATAGTAGAAGAACCTAAAAAAGGTAAAGAAGAAGAATTAGAAGATTATTCTGCTTCAGTTAAACGTCGTATAGATAAGTTAACACGAAAAATGCGTGAAGCTGAAAGACGTGAACAGGCTGCTATTGAATACGCTAAAAACGTAAACGACAAGTATAAACAGGCTGTTAATCTTGGAGCACAGAAAGATGAACACGCTATAAAAAATATTGAGGATAAGTTAGTTACACAAGAAGCTTTTGCTAAAAGAGCGATGGAAGCTGCTATGCAAGCAGGTGATGTTAACAAACAAGTTGAAGCTCAACAGGAGATAGCAAGATTAGCTATAGAAAAAGAACGTGTAAATGTTTCTAAACAAAAACGTGAAAGAACAAAAGGTCAAGAATTTCAAGGCGAACCTATGCCTGAAATACTACAACAAAATGTTCAACAAACTAATCAACAGTCTCAACAACCTGTTCCAGAACCAGATCCAAAAGCAACTGAATGGGCTTCTAGAAACACATGGTTTGGTAAAAACAAGGTAATGACGTACGCTGCCATGGGATTACATGAGGAATTGGTTGAAGAAGGATTTGACGCATCGACAGATGAGTATTATACTGAGATAGATAAACGAATTGCAAAAAACTTTCCTCAACAAGGAAATCAAACTAGACCAACTCAAAAAGTTGGTTCTGCAGTAAGAACATCGTCCACTGGACGCCGCACTGTGAAGCTCACACCATCACAAGTAGCGATCGCAAAAAAACTCGGTGTGCCACTTGAAGAGTACGCAAAACACGTGAAGGAGGCGTAAATGACTACTAAAGGAATTAAAAATCTAACACGCAAACAAGAAACCCGTGAAAAGGTGACTCGAAAGAGGGGATGGGTTCCTCCATCAAACCTTGACGCACCAGAACCACCAGAAGGTTTTCACCACAGGTGGGTACGATCCGAATATCGTGGTCAACAGGATGAGAAAAATGTCATCGGTAGATTACGAAGTGGATACGAACTTGTAAGATCAGATGAGTATCCTGATAGAATGGATTTACCAGCTATCGAAGATGGAAAGTACAAAGGCGTGATAGGTACAGGAGGGCTTCTTTTAATGAGATGTCCAATCGAAGTAAAAGAGGATCGGGACGAATACTTCCGTAATCTTACTAACGATAAGACAAAGGCCATTGAAGAAGACCTACATAAAGACGAGCACCCCGCGATGCCGATCTCACAAGATAGGCAAAGTAGAGTAACATTTGGGGGCAAGAAGTCTTAATTAGTAAGATGATTGTCTCTGAAATAATTTAGGAGACTACTATGGCTAACATAGACCAAGCTTTTGGTTTAAGACCAATAGCTAAAGTTGGTTCTGCCCCTGGCGGAACAACAGGTACTACTAAATACACTATTGCAAGCGGAGCAAGTGGCATATTTACTGGAGATCCAGTTAAACAAGCAAACGACGGAACAGTCGTTGTGGCAACTGCAGGCGACGCTATAAGAGGAGTATTTATGGGATGTTTTTACACAGACCCGAGTACATCAAAGCCTAGATTTAATAATACGTTCCCTAACGGAACGGCTGCATCTGATGCGATAGCATTTGTAGCTGATGATCCTCATCAGTTATTTATCTGTCAGCAAGATTCAGATTCTACAAATCTAGTAGCTGCAAATTTAAATGAAAACTGTAATCTAGTTTTCGGATCTGGTAGCACCACTACGGGTATATCAGGTGTTGAAATTGATTCGAGTTCCAAAA